TTTGGTTTGTCTTTGTTTGCCATAGGACATACAGGAGGTTTGCTTCCACCGTTCTTACCAGTAGTAAGACCAAATGTAGCCAATGCTCCCGTAAAAACGCTGGCTACAAAAGTGATGTCAGAGTTACCAGATTTTTTGACCATAGGTATATCTACATAGTTCATGGTAATAATAAATCCAGACCATACTACTACACCTAATCTTACAAACGTACCTAGTATTTCTATTTGATGTTCTTTATCTTCTACAACATCTTTTATCTTTTTTGTAAAACTTCTTGGCTGTCCTTTAATGACTTTTTCTTCTTCCATTTATCAACTTTTCCTTGTATAAACTTTTGTAGTTTTTTCTTTATAGTATCAAAAAACGGTTGAGCAAACGTAGTTACAGCTACGGCAGACACCGCTGCATAGCTTGCAGCCACAATTACCTCTGTAGTAGGTAGTGGTACATCTATGTTAATCATTGGTATGTTTATGCTCGGTGCTGGTTGTTCCGTAGTTTCTGTGGTCTCTGGTTGTGTACCCGCTGGTTCTCTAAGATCACTAGGAGGCACTACCAAAGGTACATAACTAGGAACGTCAGCTGTTGGAAGCGGTATAGAAATTGTTTTATAAACAGGAGAAGCAGGTAATATTATTACTGGACTGTCCAAGGGACACCTGATCCTTTGGTTGGCGTTTTTTGTTCTGTTATACCAGCAGTAATTGCAGCTTCTACATTTGTAATAGCGTCTGCGTTTTCTGCTGTTAATTTAGCTTTGACCCAACCAATAACAGTTTCTTCAGTAAGATCTTTATATGCTACTAAAGTTTCTGGTTTTTCTAATCCTAAAGAACCTACAGCTCTAGTTTGATATGTACCATCTTCTCCATTTACTGAGTAATGGACTTGATAAACATATCCGTCTGCTAATTCTCTATCTAGTTGTTCTACTTTCCAAGTAATTGTCATAGTTATTCGGATGGTTTGTCTGCGATAAGTTTTGCTTTCCAAGCAGCCTTGACATCTGTAGTCCAAGCTGCTGTACATATTGCTGATACTTCAGCTGGTTCGTTTGATAAATCTGTATCTACTAAATTGTCGGAAGCATCTAGTGTTCCAGGATGTAGGACATATCTTTCAAAAGATCTTGTTAGTTCTGTGCCATCTTTTTTGATGACTGTTGCTTTGCGGACTTGTACCGCTTTGTATATACCGACAACTTCTATCTTGTCGTATTCAATTGATTCGGCTAATGCCATTAGGATATATCTCCGATATAAACAGTTTTAGGCTTAGTTTATAGACGTAGCTGCGGTCTATTTTCTTAAGATATATAATGCCCTGCTCCTTTTGCGTATAAACCACCTAAATTCATTGAGCTTGCACTTACTGAATTATAGTTAGCACCAGAACTTTGTACTTGTTTATAAAATTCTATTTCCTCGGAACTATTTAATTGTGTAACCACAGAATTATCAAATGAATCATTAAAACCGATAATAAAGAAAACTGTTCCACCACTAGGTGACTCACTGGCATCTACTGCAAAAGGTAATCCACCTACTCTTATAGCTCCACCTGTTGTACCACTGTGTGAAGTTGCAACAATAAGCCAAGTATAAAATACATGACGACCTATTCGAGTATATTTACCAACTTGATGAGAATATCCAAAAGTTCCTGTACCAGAACTACCTACCCATGCTGGAGTCCATGTGCCTTCTTCATACCTATCTAGTAATTCACTATTCATACCACCAGAATTAGGTGCAGCACTAAAGTCAATACCATGCCCACTAGGCATTTTAAGATTTCCTGCGTTTGTTATCCTACAAGATTCTCTGTAGGCTCCAGTATATGCAACTCTTGTTGAAAATACTAAATCAGATCCATAACTACTTGTACCATCATTTACAGCGTGAATGTATTGTATTGAAGCTCCACCATTATCCTGAAATGATCTAAGTTCAATTCCAGCAGCAACTCCATTAACTGCATTAGTGTTTTCAACTTTCATACCTACACCTAAACTAGATGTAGACCAAGGACTACCATTAGAATAAGCTACCGTGAGCTTTTGACTAGGGCTTGTAGTTCCTATTCCAACTCGACCATTAGCTTGAATATTTAACGCATCAACAGTTTGAAATGATGAACCATTAAAATTCTTTGTTGTAAACTTTAATCCAGCAGTATAGTTACTACTGTTATCTGAACCATAATTTGCTTCAGACGTAATCCTATTTGAACTATTACCAAATTCTATAAATGTTGTTCTATGTGCGTTAGCTGCATTTGAGTGAAAGAATTTTAAGTCACCGTCACCTACAGTTAGTAATTCTGATGGTGCTGTAACATTGATTCCAAGTTTTCCATCTTTATCAATGCGAATACGTTCGCCTTCTGTAGCAGAAGTATTAAAAGTTCTAAATTTTATTTCTCTACCAACAATAGTAGGATTTTGATAATAAGATCCTCCAGCAACTATTTTTGCATCATGTGATCCATGACCTGTTTCATTTGTATTATTTATACGAAATGTATCAGTGGTATTATGAGCTACATCAAGTTTAAATCCTGGACTTGTTGTCCCAACTCCCATCAATCCAGTCGATATAATGCGAATACGAGAAGCAGTATTTGTCTCATCATAGAAATTAAGATTTCCGTTTGCATTCTGAATAGAAAAATCAGAAGTATTATTGCTATCAGTTAAAAATATTTTAGGGTGAGTATTAGTAATTGTTATGTTGCTAGTAAAACTTGGATTAATTTTACTTCCAGCTATTGCAGCACTAGAGTTTATATCTCCGTTAACTATATCTAAAGAAGCTAGTTTTGATTTAGCTATAGCTGCACTAGCATTTATATCGGCATTAACGATTTCACCATCCTTAATACCTTTTTCTGTTATTTGTGTTAATGTCATAATTTTTATTAGTATTAAGGTCTATTAAGTTGTGAAATAAGTTGCTTGTCCTGTAATTCTGCCACTAGCATTGAAGCTACTCTGTTCTGTATTTCCACTACTATTAAATTGTTGTAAATAAATCTGACTATTTGCTAGATAGGAACTGTTACCATATATACGCATATTACTATGTGTTAATGTCATATCTCTAAACTGAGGAGCACCATAACCACCTTGAGTAGCCTGACCATACAAAACAGCAAAAGGTAATTCAGTAATATAAGGAGCACCACCACCAGAGGTTCCACCACCAGTTACATTTATATCAAACCAAACCGTAACCATTCTACCTATTTTTGTATAAGTACCGCTAGTTGTGCTAGCATTGTAACTTACACTCATGCTAGAAGCATTTTTATCAATGCCGGGAGACCAAGTTCCCTCTTCATAGTCGTCAAGTAATTCATTGTGATTTGATGCACTTCCCTGACTAGCATTGGAAGTTGCACTAAAGTCAATACCATGACCGCTTGCTACTTTTAAATTTCCGTCAATAATTTCAAGGTCTTTAGTTGTATGGTTAAAAAGACTATGAGAAGCATTACCAGTAACAACATAAAAATGATGGTTAGTAATTGAACCAACTGCACCATCAGCAGCTTTAGGAGCCCACATTCCTACTCGTCTACCTTGGTCATCCTCAAGTACCAACTTTGCACCAACGGTAGCAGTAGAATTACCAGCACCGCCCCATGCGGTAGTTAATCCTTTTACATTTAAAGTTGCCTCGCCATTTACTGACGTAGTTCCGATAAGTAACCTTCCAGACGAATCTAGACGCATTCGCTCAAGAGTATTTGTCGAAAATGTCATTCTGTTATCAGAATGTACATATTCAATTACTCCAGCACTACCACTAGCAGAATCAGCCCATCTAATACCACCAGCAACATTTGATCCGATTGTTATTCCATGCTCTGAACTACTATCATTATTACCAACGCAAAGATCATCAGCATTTCCTGAAGCATGACCTGTGGAAGTAACACCAATCATAACCCTTCCAGACGAATCTATACGCATTACATGGTTATCAGCAGTTTTAAATCTAATTTGATTAGTACTTCCGTTTCCAGATAATGTTAACCCATCAGCATCTCCAAGTATCTTACCAACAGCACCATGAGTATTAACATTTAAATTTATTTCTGGATCAGTAGCATGGAAAATTCCTAATTCTGCCGTTGGACTTGTTGTACCTATACCTACTGACGCTGCACTGCCATCGACATACATGACAGAATTTCCTTTTCCATCATAGATATTTACATCTCTAAAGTAAGTTGTATCACCTCCAATGCTATTCATACGATTTATACGAATTGCACCAGAATTATCGTCTCTTCCGCTATTAATAAGTTCTAATTGTCCATTTTGTTTTTGGTCAATAAAGGTGTTATCAGAACCACTTGTTTCACCTAAAGAAAGATCTCCGTTGACTGCTAATTTAAAACCAGTTGGTACACTTGTTGTACCTATACCACCATTTCCTGTGGTTACTATATTTTGAGATCCAAAATTAGGAGATATCTTCGATCCAGCTATTGCTGCATTAGCGTTTACATCTGCGTTAACTATATCTAAAGACGCTAACTTAGATTTAGCTATTGCTGCACTAGCGTTAACGTCTGCATTAACTATATCTAAAGAAGCTAATTTAGATTTAGCTATTGCTGCACTTGCATTAACATCTGCATTAACTATATCTAAAGAAGCTAATTTAGATTTAGCTATTGCTGCACTACTTGATACATGTACATTAGCTATCTCTCCATTTTTAAGTTCAGTTGCACCTACAGTATCAGGACTTGGTGTGCCAACTGAAACTGTGTTACCTAAAGAAACCGCAAAGTAAGTTGCACCACTTGCTGGAGCAGATCCTAACTTAATTTTACCATTAGCTAATTTTACAAAACCTTCACTTGGAGCACTTGTGCCAGAATTAGGTTTTTGAATAACACCATTAATACTTAATAGTAATGACTGAGCATCTACAGGTACTGTTGAACATGTAAATTCTGTTTCACTACCATTAAACGCTGGACTTAAGGTAACAATATTAGAACTAGCTGAAGATGCTACATCATCCCATTGAGATGCTGCATTATTCCAAACTTTCATCTGATTATCGACAGTACTAAAATACAAGTCTCCTTGTACTCTTGCACCACCTCCAGGTCTAGTGTTTGGCTCTGAACCTAGTGGGCCGTAATATCTTTCATCCCAGTCATCTATAGCTGCCTGAGCTGCTGCTACTCCTGTTTCGTCTAGTGTTAGACGATGAAAAGCATAAGCTCTAGGTGGGGTTGCAGACCCGTTGCCACTTGTTGTTGTTGTTTCAAGCAACATACCTCTACCAGCAGGGTAGGTTGTATTTTGAGTTAACCCAGTAATAGTTACGTTATTTCCTGATCCAGCACCATTTGTAAAGGTGTGTGTTGTAACTCCTGAGCCTGTTGAAAATGAACTGGATAAAGCTTTAATACTGACAATAGTTCCAGCAGCATTATCTAGATCTGGGTTAGCTGTAGGAAAACTTGTTTCATTCGCTATAGGTACAAATCCACCTACATCAGAAACTACAGTTGTAATTCTTTCGTTAACAGCTTGAGCTGTAGGTATCTGTGCATCTGTAGCAGTACTTGATATTGTTTCTACTACACTTTTACCAGCAACAACTTCGTTTAAGTCAGCTGCTGTTCCAGTATATCCATCTAGTTTGTTTAATTCAGTAGTAGTTAATGTTGCACCATCAAGAATATTAACTTCAGTTGGTGTTGCAGTTTGACCATCATTAAGGTTTAGTTCAGCTGCTGTTGCTGTTACTCCATCTAATGTATTAATTTCAGCTGTTGTTGCTGTAACTCCATCAAGAATATTTAATTCTGCTGTAGTAGAAGTTACACCATCTAATTTATTAATTTCTGTTGCAGTAGCTGTTACTCCATCTAAAATATTTAATTCAGAAGTAGTAGCTGTTATCCCATCTAAAGTATTTAATTCTGCTGTAGTTACAGTTGCACCATCTAATTTGTTTATCTCAGCAGCTGTAGCTGTAACGCCATCAAGTATATTTAATTCTGCTGTTGTAGATGTAATACCATCAAGAGTGTTTAATTCTGCTGTGGTAACAGTCGCACCATCTAATATTGCTGTTTCTGTAGTAGATAAATTATTAAATGTTCCGTTAAAAGTAAGGTTTCCAGTTACAGTTAAGTTATCATCAACTGTTACTGTACCACCTTGAGAGTCAAGCTCTAAATTACCACTGTGTGCTCTAACTTCATTTCCATCTATTCGGACATTATCTACAGTTGCAACTCCAGTTACGTTTATATATCCGTCTATAGTTGTATTATCTAAATTTGTATTACCATCTACGTCTAAATCATTATTAAAATCTACTGCGGAAGCTACTGTTAGTGTTCCATCTACGTTTAAATTAGAGTCTATATCTGCATTTCCAGTGACATCAAGGGTTCCTGGAATATCTACATTGCTTGTAAACTCAACGTCTGTGCCATTAGCAGCAGTTTGTAAGATTTGTCTTGCAGAACCGTTAGCTAATTTACTGACTGCTATTTCTGCATTATTATTTATATCAGCATTTACTATAGTTCCATCAACAATTTCATCGCTGCTTATAAATGATGTTCCTGTAGCCTCACCACCAAAAATTTTACCTTCTAGTTCAAAGGCTTTATTTCTAGCTTCTTGTGCTGTAAAGTTAGATTCAGTTGATGAGTTGTTAAGATCTGTGGCTCTTATGGTGCTGCCACTAGCAAAATTTGTATATGAACTGTCTGCATCTCTAGTTCTACGTTCAATAGAAACTACTGCACCGCTTGGTAAGGCAGTGCTGAATGTGATTGTATTGTTATCAGTGGAAAGCGTGTAGTTGTATAAAGTTGTACCCGCTGAAACGGCAGGGAAATATAATCCAGTTGTATCATTTACTTGTGGGTGACTAGATTGTGCAGTACTACCAGCAGACTGGCGTAGCTGTAGCACTCTAGTACCACCCGATAATGTAACGTAAACATCTAGATCATCTTGGTTATTTAGTTGTACCTCAACGGGGGTAAAGACAGTACTTGACTGTCCATTTGCACCCACTGCGTTAGGAAAGGTTTTTTTAGTTTTTACTGCCATTGATAATCAATGTTATTTTGGTATATTTAAAAGTTTATTTATTTGTTCATAATTACCAGAACCACCGAGTCTCTTCAAACGTGCTGCTTCTTTTAGCTTGTCATCAAGCTCAGGATTCTCTGCTATCATTTTATAATATGCGTCTTTCTTTGCTTTTCTAAAGACCTTTTGTACCATTTGGTAAAACTCTTGATCTTCTACTCTAATACCCATACGTCTACGTCCCTTCAAATCTTTAAATTCTTTATATCCATTTTGGAACGCTTTACTTGCAAATACTTTTTCTAATTCTGACCGTAAATTACCCATAGACAAATACTTAGTCATTAAAGATCTTTCAGCTGAAGTCAACTGTATACCTTTGTATGTTCTAAGTACATCTGGTAAATTATACCCTATATCATATAGAGTTGTTTTTACAGGGTCTCCAGAGGTATTAGTAATTGCTATTGGTGATAAAAAGTTAAATGCACGGGCTAGTGGTTGACTTCCAGGAATTTGGAATGGTGTACCAGATCTATCTTTTGATAATATATCATACTTAGGAGGTAGTGTAGATTTAAAGATAGCATCACGTCTAACCATAATCTCAAACATACCTACTGCTTCTTTTTGGTTAGCGTCTAGCAAGTCACCAATACTACCTAAAAGACCAGACCAAGGTAAAATAGATCTTGCTGTTTGAGCAAACAATCTACCGCCTTTTCTTTCTAAACCTTGAGGGTCTAAAACAGTAGCCAAGTCCTCTACACCTGCAAGCATAGATTTATCTACTAAAGCTGCAGACATCATAAATATAGCAGTCTCTGCAAACTCAGAAAACAAATCCTCATCTAAAGCATGCTGATAATTAAATAAATTAGCTCCTGTTGCAATAATAGTATTAAAAGGTTCAAAGTCTCTATAAGATATTAAAGTGTTACCAACTCGCATTGTGTAAGGTCTTATACCTTCCATCGCCCACAAGTCTCTCATTTCTTTGTCTCGTGGTGCATCACCATAAATATTACCAGCTGCAGCTCCTGCAATCGCCATACCAAGTATAGCAGAACCCATAGCAATTCTACCTTCCATAAGTGCTTTTTCTGCTGGTAAATCTGCTGCAGTCAAACCATATTTTTCTAGGTTTGTACCTGCCATAATATCCTTATATCTTTTACTAAAGATTTCTAAGGGTGTATGTTGAGTAGTCAAACGTAAAGCATTATAACCAGTTCTAGCAAACGGGAAGAAGAACATACCTAAAGGATTACCACTTATTGACTCAAATACCTTCATCCAACCTTCAATGTCCTTAGTCATGGTAGCTTCTCGACCAGCCATTAAAGCTGCCTGATCTGTAACCACCATCATGTTACCATCGCTTTGTGTGAATATTTGATCTAAAAATCTTTGCTCTTGTGCTTTTGCATAGTCAGTAAGATTTTCTAGAGGTATACCTTTTTCTACGCCTTCTTGAGCTGCTCTTATACGAGCTGTAAAACGTCCTATAGCTGTTCTAGCTGCAGCGTCACCTGCTCCCATAATGTTCTGTGAGTAACGAAACCAAGGGTTAGTATTTATCTTTACAATCTGATTTATAGCTCTGTACATCATCTTTTCAGCTGGTGTACCAAACTCTTCTGCATACTTACCTAACTGTTGAAACTTAGCTAAGTCTCTTGGTAAATCAAATCTACCTTGAT